CCTCGCTCTACTGTGTAGTGTACTTAGTCGGCTTCTTAGGGCGGTAAGTTCCGTCCTAATAGCGACTATACTATACTACTCAGTGCAGTCTGCGATATGCAGCTGTGCTCGCTCTCTGTGAAGAGAGTGTTACGTGCCTCTGGTTTAATCTCCAGAGTGTTAATCTACCAGGCCTTTATGCCATGACTACTCCTGCTATCAACCGCGATTCTAACCTCGTCGCAGCTACTAGTACTACGTACTATAACTACGGCACTGCTTATGGGCCCTATCCTGGGCCTAATAAAGAGTGGAAACGAGTTACGGTTGTGAAGCCTGAGTCAGTCAGTACTCCCGTTCCAGGGCGCGGGTTGCCACGTATTACTACTCCATGGTATCGAGAGCGCCGTAGTTATTCTACGGGCCTCCTTAACTGTGAAGTACACTACGCTGGTTTTCCCTCGGCCGTCTATCAATTTCAGACAAACGGGCTGGCATACAATGCACAACTCCAACCGCTTAACCCATGGAGATGGGATTTGCGGGGAAGAGCTATCAATGGTGCATTGGCAAACCTCAAAGATCAGAAAATCGATCTGTCTGTAGCCTTCGCGGAGCGCCTCCAGACGGCGAGTTTGTTCGATAAGAACATTCGTCGTGTGGCTGAGCTTTACGGTGACTTAAAGAGAGGTAAGCGTGGAGTTTGGGACTACATGAAGAACTTTCGTGTAGATCCGACTGACAGTCGGATACGCCAAGTTCCGAAGGCGTGGCTCGAGACCCAGTACGCCGTAAGGCCGCTGGTTCAGGATGTGTTTGGCGCTACCGAAAAGCTTAATCAGCTTGAACGTAGCCCGAATGCGTACTTCTTTATAACAAAGAAGTCCTATGAGGAGAATGACACGCGTCTGAGGTCGGACACTGGCTTTTGCTATGCGTTCGGTCACTCAGACAAACCACTCGTTGTTGATTACGAGTGTGAAGAGCGTGCTCATACGAGCCTAGTTTATAGGCTTAAGAATCCCCTCACTCGAGAGCTGGCGAATTTGGGTATAACAAACCCTCTTTCAACGGCTTATGAGCTCGTGACATTCAGTTTCGTGCTTGATTGGGCTCTCCCTGTAGGGGATTACCTAAACTTGCTAGATGCTGATTATGGCTGGGAATTCCTTACCGGGAGTTCTATGCTTAGTCAACGGGTTACTGGTAAAGGGACACATTTTATCGTGAACGATGGCTCATCGATTTTACCCGATGGGGATCTATCCTTGATCCAGTATAACAACTTCGCAATGTTCCGCGAAGTGCATACATCCAGTCCTTGGCCGGTCTATCCGACGTTCAAGAATCCCCTCAGCTCAGTAACTCGGACGAGTAGCGCTATTGCACTACTTTTCTCTGTCTTTGCTGACTAACACAACTCCATAAGGAGTTCCACAATGGCACTCGGTAACCTGACCTTGAATACCAAGGTCTACACCCCGGTTAGTAATATCTCGGGGATCACGACGTGGAAGTACATGGCAGATGGCATCCCGAACGGTTATTCTTCCGTTCAGCTGTCTGTCAAGGAACCCGCGTCTGGCGTCAAGAACTATCGCGCGACTAGCAAGATGCTGGTGCCGGTGGTGAAGACGGACGACAGCACCTGCGGCTGCATCGGTGACTTCCTACGCCAAATCGGCTACGAGGTCACGATGACTGCAAATGTAACGTCGACTGCGGCTGAGCGAACCGATGCTTATCTTCGGTTCAAGGATCTCGTTGCTACTCCGGAGTTCATCGCGGTTTTCCGCGACCTTACCCCTCAGTACTAACGCTCCACTCTTCCGCCCTTTACTAGGAGTATCCCAGTAATGAAACCTAGACATACGTCTAAGTTTAAACGTCACAGTCTCTTTAAAGGAGACGCGGGTGCAAGCTTCGTTGTCAGCCTCCACAAACAGCTCTCGGAGTCTCTAGGTCATGTTTCTCCTTCGTCATTGGAGGAGATTCTTAATATTCCCTTTCCAGGGGATGCTGTAGACCCAGATGATTTCAGAGATCGCTACCTGCTTAGTGAAGTTTGTTCTAAGTATCCTTTTAAGGTGAACGGAATTGATCGCACTCTTGCAGCTCTAACGAAGTTTGGGGAGGCTGAAGCACAGTGTGCCTTAGTCAATTCAACGCTAAGGACTCCTACCATTGGCCCTAACGGGCTCGAATGGCACACGGTCATTCAGACCGCACGTGCGAAAATAGGACGCCTACTTGGTCCGTTTAATTGGAACCAAGTGGAAGACCACTTTGCTTTCGGCCCCGGCGCCACAACTTCGCGTAAGCGGATAGAAAGCGACGCCGTATATAAGATCGGGTGTAAGCCCGACGTGACACAAGATTGTGCTTTGTTGGCCTGGTGTGCAGTTTATCGCATACCGAGGTGGTTCGAACTCCTTTCGGGGTCCTTACCATCGGGAAACTGGCGCGACGACCTAGACAGGCATCCGCCTGAAAAGATTTTCACGTTGGTCCCCGGCAACAGAGTAGTCACAGTCCCGAAGAACGCTAAAACGGAGCGTGTTATTGCGATTGAACCCGATTTGAATATGTTTATTCAGAAAGGTCTTGGTCGCGTTTTACGCCACCGTCTTAGGAGAGCAGGAATTGATCTTAACACACAACGCAAGAACCAGATGTTGGCCCGTAAGGGTAGCATTTATGGTAACCTCGCTAGTGTTGATTTCAGTTCCGCAAGCGATACGATCTCGAGAGAGATAGTTGACTTGCTGCTTCCCGAGGACTGGGCGCTGGCGCTTAAGCAATGCCGGTCGCCTGTAGGTGTTCTTCCCTGTGGTCGCGTTGTGCAGTACCATAAATTTTCATCTATGGGGAACGGATATACGTTCGAACTCGAAAGCCTAATTTTCTGGGCGATCGCTCGAGCGGTATCTGATCTATGCACTCCACGATTACAGAAAAGGGCCGTCGTAATGGTTTATGGCGACGACTTAATCGTCAACGCCAAACTCCAGGATCAGATGACATGGGCTTTTAGTAGGGCTGGGTTTACACTCAATCCGAAAAAGAGCTTCTTCTCTGGTCCTTTCCGTGAATCGTGCGGTAAGCACTACTTCGCGGGAGTCGACGTTACACCTTTCTACGTCCGTAAAGAGATCCGGCAGGTCTGGCACATGTACACCATCGCGAATAACATTCGACGGTGGGCCAGATTGAACTGCTGGGGACTCGATTCCAGGCTCAAGGCTTCCTATGATTTAATAGTAGGAGCCCTACCCCTGTGGTCCCGTCAATTAATACCTGATGGGATCGGTGACGTGGGACTTATTGCTGACTTTGATGAGGCCCGACCTAAACTTCATAAGAAGGATAGGCTTAAAGGCATTATTAATTTCTCGGCAACAGGTTACTTACCGAGGGTTAAAGAACATTCTTTCGAGGGCTTTAGTGTCCTTGTTAAATGGTTCCTCCTTCGTCGAGAGAGCGCTCTGGAACAGAGCGTTGAGGTTGCTCAACGGGTTACCGCTGATGTAGCGGTCCGTCACAACTTCAGGGTGCAGCTGTGGCCTAGTTACGGTCCGTGGGTTTAACGTCCCACTTACGTCACTAGCTTTTCCCGATATTTAGGGATGGGT